CATCAATAGTTAGACCCGAAAATCGCGGTGAGTCTGTTTCTGCCAATCCTAAAACAAATCTTTGTTCTGAACTAGAAACTATATTTGTTCCATATAAATGTTCAAGTGTTTGTGGTGAACCAGATACAACACCATCTGGTAATGATCCAGTCAATAAAGATCCAACAATAACCGATGATGAAATCTCTACACCAGTTACAACTATTTTTTTACCATCCCAAAGAATTGAACCACTTTCACTCTCAACATATAATCTCGAACTACTACCTTTAAATGTTAAGTCAAGCAATGGTGGATATGTTGCAAAATCTAAATATGCACCTTCTTCATTTATTAACTGAACACTATTTTGTTTAATTCCAGAATTAAATGGATCACCAACGTTAAATGACCAACCAAATAATGATTTTGTAACTGGTCTTACCGATGAAGTTGAAATCAGTATGGATGAAGAATAGTGTGTTGTACTATTAAGTCCTAGTTGTCCAAATTCATTATCACCCCAAGCATAAAAACTTCCAGTTCGGTCTATTCCAAACGTAAAATCTTGTCCACCATGAGTATACAACCAATTTGATCCTGTTCCGATTTGTACAGGAGACGATCTTGGTATCAAATCATCTTGTCCGAGTGCACCTCTGAAATTGTAACCCCAACCCCATAGAGTTCCATCATTTTTCACAGCAAGACTATGGTATTTACCTGTTGATGCAGAAACCCAAGTTTTTAGTGTTCCAATTTGAACAGGAGATGATTTTGCTAAGGTATCGGTAACTTGTCCTAATACGCCATTTCCACCTTCTCCCCAAGTCCATAATTCTCCTAATGTATTTAATGCAATATAATGGTATTGATTACCAACAACTGATGTCCAATTTGAGAGAGTTCCTATTCGTACAGGCAAACTTCGATTAACTACGGTTGGCGTTTCCACTGTTCTTCGTCCAGAAGTAGAATCATTAGAGCCCCAAGACCAAAGTGTTCCGTCATTTTTTATTGCAACTGTTGTAGCTTGAGCAACCGCGGCATCCTTCCAATTTGTTTCCGTTCCAACTTGAACTGGAGATGACCTTGTTACACTATCATTTAAACCAAGTTGTCCATTGTTATTTCTTCCCCATGCCCAAAGTGATCCATCACGTTTCATACCTAAACTATGATTTGTGCCTGCAAAAACTTTATTCCAATTTGTTTCTGTTCCAATTTGAACCGGAGAACTTGTAGACGCAGCTCCAGATCCAGTAATTCCTGCTCGTCTATATGTATTTGATCCCCAACCCCAAATTGTCCCGTCAGTTTTAACAGCAATCGTATAATCATCACCTGCAGATGCGGATGCCCAATTTTTTAAAGTTCCAACTTGAATGGGTGATGATCTATTTACCTTATCACCAAGTCCTAATTGACCAGATACATTATATCCCCAAGCCCACAAAGTATTGTCATTATTTTTTACATAGAGAGAATTTATACCTCTTGTGGTTGTTCTGTAATAGTAATAGAGTGGGTTATTTTCTAAAACATTTTTCTTTGCTTCATCGAGTCCTTTATATCCTTCGGATTTTATTACAGAATCATTACCAACTTCTTGTGAACCTGTTATGTAAGAATCATCACCGTAAATATAAACATTACCGCCATTGAAAAATACGCTGTATATTTCAGATGTTATATTTGCCTGTTGTAATGAATCATTAAAATATTCTATTTTGAAATCTAAAAATTCATTTCTATGATCTATTTTTATAGGAACATAAAGTCTTGAAATATTTGGTGTAAATCCAAAATCTGTTTCACTAACAATTCTAATATTGGAAATTGATGTACCATCTCTCAATAAAAATTTTATTACACCGGTTCCAGCACTATTAACTGGAAGTTTTACAGAATAATCCAATCCAAATCTATCGTCTCTATTGGTTAGTGGAACTTCGGCAACAAATGCACCATATTCAGTATTATTTACAAATGAACTTCCGCTTGCATACACATTCAGTAAAGGTTCTCTGTTATCATAACTATTTTCTTCCACCGAATAATCAAATATAAGACTGTATACTGTATTGTCATTGAAATTTGCAGAATATTCTGATTTCTGTTCAAGTATTATTTCTTGTTTATCGGATAAAATTGCATTAGGTTTTACAGATATTGGATTTAATAAATACGTACTACTTGATGCGATAGTTGCAGTTGGTGCACCTTTTATTGAAGTTGTCTTCCAATATGAATATGGATTTATAGATCCTGTTACTTTTGTTTCAAAATCAAAAACTTTTATTTCATCACCAAATACACCAATTGGTAATTCTACGAAATAATTTGAAGCAGTTACCAAATAATTTTTTTCAGTAATTGCACCATCATAAAAAAGTTCGTAGGACTGATTTGGTTTTGTTGCACTTTTACCAAATACTTTTACCCTTGAAACATGACCTGCTTCTGGATCTAAATTGTAAATGTCTACAACTGCAAATGATTTTATATTTTTTGTTGAGTTTCTTTCGAGTGGTATTTTATTATATGTAATATAATATGGTTGATTTATAGATGATATTATCTCATTACTAACTTCCATAGAACTTGTTGCATATACTCTAGAATCCAAAAATATTTGATAGGGTGTTAATACTTTTTGAATACTTGATGTATATGAAAAACTAGATGTAGTTAGATTTGGTATTATCTCATTTGAAAGATATGGAAACCATATAGTTGCATTTTCATAATCTTTTTTAAATAAATTTTCCCTTGCTCTTAGTATGGGAACTTGTCCATCGGAAAGAAAATAATCAGCAGAACCACTTATTGTTTTTTGTTTTTCGGGATCAAATTTTTCTTCAAGAATAGAATATCTTTTTTCTTGAATAGAAATTTGTGGATAGTGTAAATATATTATTTCAGAATCATTTTTCTTTTTTGTATTTATCTTTAAGTTGTGGGTATACTTGTAATTTTGTTCAAAAACCTCATCTGCATTTAAAGGGTTTCCATCTCTATCAACAAATATAGTTGATAAAATAGTTAATATACAATCACCAGGTTTTGTTGTTTCATATACATAAACCACAACATTTATAGAATCATCTTTTTCTTGAAATTCCAAAACTTCGTGAAATACTGGCTCCCCACTAGAATCTAATATCTCTATGTATATCGGATAACCAATATCCACTACATCAAAATTTGGAGAAAACTTAAAGACATTTTTACCAGATGTAAACACTTCTGGCAATTTTGTTATGTTCAATATCCCTTCTGATAGATTATTAAAATCATCTATATTGGTCTGAACGTCCACATAATTTCTTTTAAGTCTTTTCTTTTCTATCATTCTATGTCTCTATTTTAGAAAAACCATTTTCTTTTTTAATTTCAATATGATTATCAACCATATCACGAACACTATCTATGTGTGATATAAGTATGACAAACTCAAATTGTGTTTTCAAATACTCCATGAACAGAGAGAAGTTGGCCATTATTGTTGGATCCATGACACCCAATCCCTCGTCTATCGCAATAAAGTTTGGTCTTGGTAAAGACGAAACTTGTATCAATGCTGTTCTGATTGCAAGTGATGAAATAAATTTTTCCATTCCACTTGACAATTCCAAATTCCAAAAACGGTCATTGTCATAAACAATATAAGTGTTTATACTCTTGCCATCCGTATCGAAAAGAACTTGAAAATCAACAATGTTTGCCAATATATTATTCGTTTCTTCTTGAATGTTTGGCAAAGCATTACTAATCAATTCATACGGAACACCGTTTCTATTTACCACCTTCAAATAATAATCGTATGCCTCATATTCATTTTCAAGGTCTTTCAGCTTTTGAATTGAAACTTCACATTCGTTTATTATTTTTTCACTAACCTTTACATTTCCACTATATTCTAAAATGTTTTCATCAATCTCTTTTAATTCAATCTTCAAACTTCTATGTTTTTCCATTTCCAATTCAGCAATTTCTAATTGAATTTTTGCATTTTGATTTATAGTATCTTCATTCTCTTTTAATTTTTCAATTTGACTATCAACCGATGATAGTTCTTCACCAATCTTTGATAGTTCTTCTTTTACAGAAAATATACTCTTTTCTATTGAGTAAATTTGTTTTTCATATTTGAAAGCACTATTTTCAAGACTGTGTAATTTTTCTAACTCGGAATATACAGATGAACTTTTTGAAAATTCTCCTTCGAGATGTTTTATCTCAAATATCAATTCATCACGGTCTTGTTCATAACCCCATATTAGTGACTTTGCCTTTTCTGCATCTTTTACAAACACATTATTAACACAAAATTGACAATTAGGATCATATTCGTGGTCTTTCAAGTTATCAATTTTATCCTGACAATGTTGAACTTTCAGCTTTACACTTCTCAAATCAGCTTCAAATTGTGTAAGTTTGTTTCTAACATCATCAACTATTTCTTTATTTTTCATAAGAGTTTCTTTGTCAAACTCTTTCGATAAACCATTATATTTGTCATATGATGAGTTTGCATCGGATAATTCACCTTCTAATACAGTTAATTCCTTTGCCAAATCAGTCATCTTTCTATCTAATAAATATCTCTTATCTAATAATGATTGGACAGATTTTGAAGAAAAGTTTTCATCAGTAGGGATAAGTTTCTTGTTTAATTCGGATATTTCTTCTGTTAATTTTTCTATTTTCTTTTCGATATACCCTTTCTGGTCTACCGTTTCTTCTAACAAAACGGTATTTGATTGATGAATACCATTCGCATCGGCAAGTTTGGTTGAGTAATCTTGTTTCTTAAATTCTTTTACCAATGCTTGCAATCCCTTTACTTCATCAGTTGCAATAGTATTCAGTTCCTCAAATAAATTTAAGTCAAAAAATTGTGCAAGTAAATCTTTTCTATCCTTTTGTGCCTTGTCAACAAAGTTTGTATTATTACCCTGCAATGACATTGCAGTTAGAACAAAATCATCGTATGTTCCAATGTATTTTCTGATTGCATAATTTGTTGTATCTCTATCCTCACCGTTCAAAGAAACCAAATCACCATTTTCTTCATACCAAAAATCTACATTGACTTTTACATTTCCTTTCTTTTCTTTTGTTGCAACTCTCTTAATGTAATAATTTTTATCACCAATCATAAAATGTAATTTACATTGAAAGTTTTCTTTCTTATTGTTAAGAACTTGTGCAGCCTTAAATGTTCTGGAACACTTATCGAATAGACAGAACATGATAGCATCTAGCAATGAGGATTTACCACTAGCATTAGGTGCAAACAATCCATACACACCATTCATATTTGAAAAATCAATACGGTTTCCTTTGCCATAAGAAAACATATTATCAAATTCAAATGATACTGGCGTCCATACAAGATTACGAACAACATCACTCTCTGATATTTTTGTGTTTACATTACGATTTATATTTCTTATCTTTTCAAGTATTTCATCTGATACTGAAAACTTATCACTTACATAGTCCGTAATCAATTTGTTTTGATATTCAACATCACGAATTTTACCGATTGGATTTACTTTTGTTTGTATATTACCATTGCTAGATCCAACAAGATGTTGTGTTCTGATGTCTATAACATTCGTCATTGATTTCAAGTCTGTCATTATCTGATTGACTTCCGAATGTGGTGTGTTTGTTATTCTCAAACGAATAGAATTGTATTTGGTAAACTTTGTTGGTAATTTTTTCATCTTACCATTTTCAACATCAATAGTATGATATGACCAATCATTTTCAATTTCAATAAACTTTGATTTCTTGTTTTTAATGTCCCATTCAATTATTCCATGTGTTAATCCTTCACCGTAATTTTGTTGAATGAGTGAACCTGCATAAGCAAACTTTCCACCCACATCAAGATATTGAAACTTGTGTATATCACCGAATAAACCATAATCAAATCCATCAAACATTTCAACCTTTACTTGATTATGTTTCATAAGAACACCAGCATCGGTTGCCGCTCTATCAACAGGACCATGGTATAAAACTATTTTTGTTTTATTACCACTATTAACATCTTTTGCCAAAATAAAATTTTCAGGATTCTCATAAACAGAGTTTACAACGAAATCAACATTTTCAAGTTCATACACACCAGTTTCTTTCAGATAAAAAAGATTATTGAAGTCATCGTTAATAAGAGAAACTATCGGTGAAAGTGCATCCATCCTACTCATGTTGTTCAAGTTACAGTCGTGATTACCTGCAATCAAAATCGTTGGAGCAATTCTTGAAAGTGTATCAAGAAATTCAGTTACCATTGCAACCAATTCAGGTGTCATATCTGTTTTTGCATGAACAATATCACCTGCAAGATAGATTATTGTATTTTTGTTTTCTTCAACTTTTTTTCTACAAACATCATATACTTTTTGGAATACACTACGATATTCCTCGTGTCTTTTAAGATTACGAATATGAACATCTGCAATATGAATAATTGTATCTACTCTAGCAAGTGATCCAACCCACAATGTTTCTTTACGCATATAATATCCTCTGTTTAATTATGTCATAACTGTCTGTGGGTTTTGTTTCTTGTTTAACACCAACAAAATCTTTGAAACCCATTTCATTTATATCTTTCTGTTCCATCTTAACCATTGATACTTCGATACCTTCACATAGTAGTTTGGATGAAATTTTTATTGCATCATTTATCGCATCACTATCAAGTGCAACAATCACTTTTGGTGGTTTACGCAACAATATCTTTTCCATAAGTCTTGGTTGAATTATTTTGCCAAATAGTGGAATGGCATTGTATCGTGCAGTAATTGCATCGAAAACACCCTCAACGAGTGTGATAGGTTCTTCCCAATTTATGAAACTTTCAAATCCAATAACATCCTTGCTCCATTTTGGATTTTTATATTTTAATATGTCTTCTTCAAAGATAGAACGAGAAACAAAAAAGTTTAGATTGAAATTATCGTCATAAGATGGAACGATGATTCTACCAGAATAATTACCACTCGGACAATACCCAATCCCATATCTCAAAATATCAGTTCTACCAATTCCCCTCGATTTCAAATAATTTAATGATTGTTTCATTTGCATCTTTATCTGAATATCTTTTATCTTTGGAAACTGATATAAATTGATAAATTCTTTTGGTAAAGTCAGTTCTTCTTTTGTTTCTTTTTTATTCTGAATGTATAGGTTTTTTGTTTTGAGAATTTTATTGAGGTCTTCTTGAAATTGTCTACCAACTTTCAATTTCTTGAAAAGAGAAACTATACTTCTACCTTTAGCATTACTAACCCAACAATGCCATGGGTTTTCTGAATTATTGTTTACTGATAGGTCTATTTCAAGTTTTGGTTTGTAATGACTGATAAATGGTGAGAAGAACGAATAATTGTTGCCAGATGTTCGTCTACCTTTACCGAGAACTTTTTCTACAAGTGATAACAAATCGTAGTTAATCATAAAACGCACTTTATGTAAAATAATAATTGTCACAAATATAGTAAAAATTTGTGACAATTACAAGCATTTTATCACTTAAATATATCTTTTCCTACCATCCAACCACTTTTAATCTGTTTAACTTGAAATCCCATTTTTGATGCAATTTTAGGAGCTATCATTGAATGGAGTTGCCCTGATACCGGACGTTTAGATGATTGAAAATATACATATTCTACTCTATCTGCTTTAAGTTTAGCAGCAAGAATATCTACAAACATATTTGAAACTTTTGATATTGTAGATGAATCCAATTTTCCACGCCCCTTTGTTTTTGTATCATAACATAGACATGCATAACCATAATCATCAAATTTGGATTCAGATGTTTTATCTTTCCATAAAGTATCAAGTAGTTGTTTGTCTGCAGGTGTAATATAGTCTAATGGGAGATTCCCAATCTTTATTCTAAAATTTTTGCCATCTGGACCAAGAAATATGCCGTTGAAGCCGTCTACCATTGGATCGGTTTCCCATTTTATTTCTCCTTCTACGGCTTCTGTTAATATGTCTTTAAGTTTCAACATATGTTTTCTCTCACTTCAATTTAGAAAAATCATTTCAGTTTACAATAAATATACATTTATTTTTTTTTACAAATCCAAACATTCATCTAACCATTCTCTAGGTATTTCTTTTTTCGCCCATAACCAACCCTTCTTGTCACAGTATTGGGCATAAGTTGTTTTACTTCCCTTGTATAACTTTGCATTTGGATTTTGGAATACGAAACGAATATCTATTTGGGGATATTGTTCAAATATAAGGTCAAATTTTAATCTGTCTGTCTTTACCCATCTGCCCTTTGTTTCAACATACATCTTTTGACCAGATTGTTTTGTTAGAACAAAATCTGGTGTATAGTTGTGTTTAGTTTCTGGTTGTATGTAGGATATTTTTTCAGTTTCATAACTAAATGATTTTTTACTTTCTTTCAACAAATCATTTACAGTATCTTCCAATCCACTACGAAACCCATGTTTTATTGCAACTTGATTTCTACGCATTACAAATCAAACCTTACTATAAAATTCATATCAACATCATCTCTTTTTTCAACAGGATTTGCAAATTTAGCAACTGCAACCAATTCTCTTTTGTCACTATACAAACCAATCGTTGTGACATATGGATTAAAGTTTGGATTGGTAGCATAAGTATCTGTTAGCATAGAACCCATTTCCGGATTAGTATAAAGACTTGGATTTTGTGTAAAATTAAATTCATTTTTACGCAGTTTACATATAACTTCATGTTCCCAATATGTAACCGTACTTCTATATTTTAATAAAAACCCATTCTCATCATCGTTGTAATCATAATTTCCAGTTTTACCCAAAAATGTATTTTTATATTTTGGTCTTGAATCCGATACACATATTATCCCATGACCATAAAAAACATTACCAATTCTTGCAGTTTGATATGCATAACCATTTTCAAAACTATTATCATATAAATTTGATATTTCCGTTGAGGTTAATGCCTTTCGATATATTCGTATTTCATCAAGATTACCAGTAAATTTACTTGATGTTGTTCCATTACCTGCAATATAAAATTTATAGTTATTATCAACATTAGTTGTTATTATTCTATTTTGTGTATTTTCCAATACACCATCTACCCATATTTGATAATTACTTCCGGTCTTTTGACAAACAACATGATGCCAAACATTTGCAGTCAAGGCAGATGATGTTACTTCTGAATATAATAACTCTGATCCCTGTTTAAAAGTTATTGATTTATTTATATCAGATGTTTGATTATTCAGATAAATGTCAAATGGATATTTTTTTGAAATTTTTATCATTTCAACAGGTTGATCACCATCACCAACTTGTGTTATATCTGTGTTCAACGTTGAATCTTCTACTGTTTTTTTATCAAATATATTATTGTAAGTAGTTGATATATCTGTTTGATTTTCTGGAATCTTTAGCCAAAAACTGAAAGAAAAATCCCTACCTCTGTTAAAATTAAATCTTTGAAATTCATTTACATTAAGATATGTTCCACCAAAATATGCAGATGTTCCAGTGTCTTCGTTTGTATCTGATGTTTTTATTCCGGCTTGATAATCAATATATCTTTTATTTTCAATTTTTATTGTATTGTAAAATGGCGATTCATCAACAATATAGTCAGTTTTGTAATTTTTTGATGTTCCATATTCTCTGTATTTATCATTGAATCCAATATACATCAATTGATAGTCACGATTTATTATTTTAGATTTATCAAATGAATTATCTATTAAATTACCAAAACCATCATCAGTTATCGTATAATTCAATGATGATGTTAATGCATCATATATTGATATTTCAACACTTTTCTTTTTTATACCTTCACCGAACATATCTCTTGGTATAACAAAAATAGAACCACTTAAATAGTGATTTGCAATTAAATTATCATCGGTTACAGTAGAAGGAATTTTTTGAGTTGTTATTGGTGCATAGTATCTATGATCCATATAATACCAAAGAACTTTTGGATCCAAACTTTGTGTTGTAAAAATTCTTTCATATAATGATGATGATAAATTTGCAACTTGTCCAAAATATTTAAAATTTTCAGGAAAAAATGTTCGATATAATCCAAGTCTAGTTTGTCTGTAATTAAATACATTATTAGGATCGGAACTCAATTGGTACAATTTATTTGCCTGAAATTCCCTTACCGTATGTTCTCCTGCTTTTAATTTTTTCCAAGCAAGACTTATATTATTTCCAAATTGAAAAGACATTAGTTCAACCTCACTCTTACTTGGAATATAGTTTCAACATTATTTTTTCTAAAAAGTGGTTTTTCTAATTTACCAACTGCAAGAAGTTCTCTATTATCATTGTATAAACCAATAGTAGTTATGTATGCACCACCTTGTCTTTGAAAATATCTGTATTTAACATTTTCTTGACTTGCAGATAGATATGTTGGATTATTTGAATAAATCATTTCATTTGGCATAACTCTACAAAAATGTGTTTCAACTATCTTCTTTTCCATTGAACGAGCAAAAAATGAACCAGTATTTTGCCGTATACTTCCATAAGGATTATATGACAATGGTGTCAATGAGGAACTTATTGACAAAAATAATTTATACGGATTATTACCATTACTAGATGTTACCGATGTATCTAATGAACACGAATTATCCAATACAGTAGCATCTAAAATTACAATGCCTTTATTTGGAAAAATAATGCCCCAACCATCTGATTCGGGTTCATCATATATCCCATCTTGTAATGATCCAGATACCAAATAATAATAATCTTTTACTTCTTCAGTTTCGGTTACATATTCATTACCATCTGTACTGTTATCTATTAATGTAAATAGTTTACTTGCAGTAGCAACTTGGCCTGGTGATAAAGTTAATCCACTACCAGTTAAAAACGGTGGATGTGCTGCCAAGGATATTTGAAAATTGCCAGGATCCAATCTATCTTTAAAAGAATCCCTACCAAATTGTAATATGTAAAAATGATCACCATTTTTATTATTTTTAAATTCAAATTTTCCTGTTGTCTTTTCAAAACATTCCAACATATATTTTCTATACATTGTTTTTGATGGTAAGTATTCCGTTTCATAGTCGCCATCTATTTCAATATATGATGATCCAGAACCGGATATGTGTGCATATGAAATATCAAATTCATGGTAAGCATCAAACGATAATGGAACTTTGTTATAGACCGGCAAATAATAGTTTGAATGATTTGAAGTTGTTGATCCAGTGTAAATATGATACACTCTTTCATCTTTATTACAACTAAATAAACCCAATGTATGATAAGTTGTTATAGGTATAGATTTAACAAAATCTTGATATGTCTTATCTTCATCTAGTAAACTTTTAAAAATATACGTATTACTTTTAGGAGAAGGAGAATTGTCTTTAAATGTGATTACTGGCTGAGTTATGGCATCATTTAATGAATATGAGTATGATGGTTTTATACCATCAGCGGCTGCTATATGAGTATTATTGTCAAATTGAAATTGAACATAATCTCTTATTAATTGTAAAAGATACCTATTTGTCAGTAACGAATTTAACATAATTTATTTTATTCCGATGTAATATCATTTTCAAATTCAATATAGGTATAATCTAATGGGGTTTCATCACTTATGTAACCATTAATTATAGACATCAATTTTATTTCCAAATTGTCTAAATCGTCTGTGTGAGTTTTTATTAAACTTATGTAATCAAAATATATTGCACTTGGAGTTCCGCTATCATCAGGTAATATCAAAAATTTATTATTTTTATACATAATATCAAAAATTCGCATTGCATCTAAAGCTGCTTGTTTTTTTATTTCTTGTATAGTCAATAGTTTGTATGGGGTAATAGATTCAAAATCATCTACGGCAGAATAGTATTCACTATCTTCTTCTTTTATATCAGGAAGAGGATTTATTACATAGTTTCCCAACGCATATGTTATATTATATTCATCCATTACCAATTCAACCTTATTTTAATCAATACATCATTTTCGAGACTTTTTTGTATAGGTCTACTTAATTTTGCAATAGCAAGTAATTCTCTTTTTGGATTATACAAACCAACCGATGTTACATATGTAACAGGATTTTGTACAAAACAATCGTATTTTAAAGAACCAATTCTAGTTGTGTCTTCTGTAACAAACGTTGGATTTGTACTATAATTGGCGTGTCTTGATGGTATTCTAATAAAGTAATGATTTGTTGTTTTTTCTCTAACATTTCGTGCCTTCATTGGATAACCAACAACTGCAGCACCACTTATGGCGGTATGTAATTTAAATGCATTGTCACCTGCGATATTACTTCCAGTTACACTATTAAAACTTAGATATGAATTTAATTTAGATCCATCAAAAACTAATAAATTTAAATTAGGATAGACTTTTCCATAAGTTGTAATAGTTGTTCCAACACCGGATTCGTGTACACCATCTTCTATACTACCACTAACAAGGTCATAACTTGTAAATGGCGCCTCCACACAGAATTGAGAATCATCTGAATCACCTGAATTGTCTATTAGTCTGAGAATCTTTGGATTTGATCCAGATACCATTACATTACTTCCGGTATGGTAATGGTTAGGTACACTGCTACCACTTAATTCTGCAAGATTAATTTCAAAATTACCAGGATCAATTCTGTGACTCAAACCATCCCTATTGAAGTTTATCACGTAAATATCGTTTGGTGTATTTTCTGTTCCACTATTGTAAAACTTAAATGTATTTTCTGGTGGTTCTAAACATAATAATTTATTCTGACCATATATTGCCCTTGAAGGACTGTCACTATAATCATAACCAATACTCAATGATCCTGAACCAAAACGGTTTCCATATGCAACCGCATAATATGATTTTTTATTACAATTATCGCAATCTGTTATTTCGTAATAATAATCTTTTGATACACTATCTTGGGTAGAACTCGTATAATAACACAATAATGACTGTGATGTATTGAATAATCCCATCATTATATTCTTTTTACTTCCACGAATTACATCTTGTCCAAATAATAATGGGTGGTATATTTTAATAGATGATTCATTACACTCTGGACTCAAAGATGGTTGTTCACCTGTTACTTTATATCCCGCCGGAAGCATATATTTTGCATATGTGTTTCCAAAATCTTTTGGTTCTCTTACATCCTGAATTGTTATTGGATTACCCATATCATCATAATATGTAAATCCCATGTAAACATTGTAACAATTATACACTTCTATATCAACACAACCACATGGATTACTTGTGTCTAATTGAAATCCTAAATATTTACATTCTTCTTTTGGAATACAATTACCGTTTTTATTCAATTCAATGCTTCCAAATTTTGGCAAACGGTCTGTAAATTCAGAAGCACCGGTATCAGAATTTATTACATCATATTCGTTTTCAGTCCAAATATACCATTGTCCAAGATTTGGACCAATTGTTTCTATTTTTGGATTTCTTGCACCAAATTGTTGCATCACCATAGTGGAAACATATTTTCCAGTATCACCCTTTGAAAATGTAGTATTATTTAATGCACGTCTTTCTGTTTCATTTGGAATGGGTGCCATTATCGGTCTTCCATTAGAATCATATGACGATAGATAGTCTATTTTTGCACCACTAACACAGAATAATTCTATGTAATGTTTTCTTAATCTCTTTATTCTATATTTGTTTATATCGAAATACCCAGCCCAGCAATCAGATCCAGCTATTGTTCTATCTATTGTTCTTTTTTCTGTTCTAACAATTTGTTTAGAAACAATATTACTTCCTTTGAATACAAAAGTTTTTCCAGGAACTATTTGAACAGCACCATCCACTCTACCCGGAGCAAGTGTTAATGATTCATATAAACCATTTTTGTATGTATCTTTATTTACATTATCCTGAATATCTTGGTAGTCGTTTGAAATTGTCTCTTTAAAATTCCACCAACCAAGCATATCACCATTACCCTTCCAAGGTTTTGTACAATCATCTGCAATTGCAGGTGGCGGTGTACCAAAACATTCTCTTTCTGTTTCGGTTAATCCTTTACAAAGAAGAACGGTTGTATCTTTATATCGTGTACTCCAATTATTTTGATATGCAGATGGTGCAAGTGACCATAAGTTCATCATTGAAGATATTTCAAGTTGAATTAATAATGCTTCAATAATTCCAGCAGACTTATAGGTATTACTTGTTGTTGAATCTTCTATTGGTTTGTAACCGAGATAATCAAAAGTTGGTAACAATCTTCCAGGAGCAGGAAATCCAGATTTCAAACCATAGTATCTTGCCAAAGAATCTATTGCATTTAATGAATTATATCCAGCAGATGAATATGTTCCACGAAGACCGAGTGGAGATGAAATACATAGATTTGATTGAGTTATATTTTTACCAGCAACAAATGGACTTCTAGTTGTAGCCATTACCGAATGGATTTCTGATAACAATGTAGTTGATATTCCAGATGTTCTTTGTGCAGACGGTGTGTAATTTAAAGCAGAATATGTTGCTTTAATAACATCTTCTAAATCAAAATACCAAGTATAGAAAAGTTTCCCCTTACCCTGTAAGAAACCTTCACCTGGAAATCTTTCTGATACATTACATGGTTCGTGTACCCATGCGTTTTTACCAGTAACACTAAATGCCGCAACTTGTTGTGCTTTTCCTGGATTATATGTAGAATTGTATGTTGTTATCTGTTGTGCAGTTAAAGACAAACCAGGAACAGTTACAGGTTCACAACATCTATAAATTTCAATATTTAATACGCAAGGATAACCTATATCAAATTTATCAAATCCATCAGGTCCTACCAAAACTCTTTGAGTTCTAAGTTCGTCTCTTGATACCTTTATCCAATATCTAGGATTTTTACATGGAACTGGTGTATTTATTACAACACTATCAAAATTATCCGGTCTATCGGGTCCAATCAAATCTCTGTCATCGGCACCAACATCATCCGGTAAACGTGATCCGGTTAAACCCAAATCTGTAATTCCAGAAGCGGTAACAAAATTACCAGGTCCTATTGGATTATTGAATATGGTTATACCAGCACCACCGGTTAGATCTCTTGGATCAACCATTATGCCACCACCACCTGTTATTGTTGCACCACCTGAACTAGGTGCATTTAATGGCATAAATGTCAATAAATCTGTAAAGTTCATGTATGATTCGGTGGTTGCACCGTATGGGTATGTAAGTCCTAGTCTTTGTTGTTTAAATGAGGTATTTCTATCAGCCCAATTTCCAAATGTTTCCATCAATGAAGATCTAGAACTCAAATATCTAAAATAGATATTAAATGCAGTTATGAATTTACCATATGCATCTCTTGTATCTTTAGCAGCCCGAGTTGCATTTGAGTTAGGTCCATTTGTGATAACAGACTGATCATAAGCCCTAGATGCACTGAGTTGTAAATTTCTCAATGCACTTATCACATCATCTAAACTATTTCTATTAGAATTTCTAACAGCAATCATTCCTGCTCTTACGGTATTTAAACCGTTGCCATTAAATGCACCTAATACATCTGCCATAATTTACCTTAATAATCTATTTTTATTTTAATAACAAGTTCTTTATCGAATGTCTTTGAAACCGGTTTATTTAGTTTTGCAACTGCGAGTAAATTGTAAAAATCATCATATAAACCAACAGTAGTTACATATGTTCTGGGATTATCATACATTGAAGCCCATTTCAATACATTTGAACTTCCTGAGTAAAATGTATTGTTTGATGTATAGTTAAATTCATTATTCTGTAATCTAGCGAAATAATAAGTTGAATGTAACACCTCACTCGTTTTACCACGAAAACCTAATGTTGATCTATTTGATGCAATTGCACCACTTATTGATGTAAAAAATCTACCAGCATTATCATCACCACTTGCAGTTGCAGGGTTATTTTTTGTGAAGAATGATGCAGATGCATCAAGCGCCTTTCCATTTAATACTATAACACCATAATCTGGATAAAACAATCCCCAAGGAGTTGTATCGGATGTATTAATGCCATCACCAATACTACCACTTCTGATATTATAGACACGACCACCTTGTGATGCAAGTTCTGTTGAGGAATTGCCGGAATCATCTATTAATGAAATTATTTGAGTTGGACTTGCAAGTGTTCCACCAGATGTTAATTTTGCCAAATTCAATTGCCAAGTATTAGTGTCCATTCTATCTTTATATCTAGCACGATTTATATTTATCACATAAATGTATTCGGATGTTTCATCATTAGAAAACTTAAAAAGAGTTTCACTTGCATTTAACAATAATTGTTTATATTGTGAGTATATTGCCTTTGTTGGATAGTCTAATAAATTTTGTCCGTATGATCCAGTTCCTGAACCACTACCATATATGTGTCCATATGTCATACTAAATTGTGACTCTGCACCCTGTGCATTTGATTGACTGTTGAATATCTCGTAATAATATCTTTTTTCATTACTTGATTGTGCGGAACTTGTAAAAACAGCAGTTAATGATGATTGAGCATTTGACCACAATGGTGCTGTAACAACTTCTCTTTGATTTGCAGATATTGAATCTGGTGAAAATTCTTTGTAACTAAATGCACTCATAACATTAATACTCCAATTTTACTATTATATTCAATAAGTCTCTAGTTCCCTCAAATTTTACAGGCCTATTTAATTTTGCAACTGCAATTAAATCCTTTGTATCATTGTACAAACCAATTGATGTAATATAAACTACACTCGCCTGTGGTGGTCTTGGTGGATTACCCAATGAACGCCATTCTTCTTCTTTTATTATTCCTGTTCCACGCAATTTACTGTCATTTGGAAAGTCTGGATCGGGTGATTCTTCCGGAAGAATATATGTTGGATTATTTGACGCATATCCAAATTGTGACGGCATTATATTAATATAATATGAAGATTCATTTTTTACATCAATAGAACGTGCAATGAAACCAGAATTTCTAATAGCGGCTGCACCACTTATAGATGTGAACAACTTAAATGCATTATCACCTGCAACATTACTTCCAGTTACAGTATTAAAACCCAATTCATCATTCAATTTATCTGCATCTAAAATCATCACACCCAAACTGGGATATAATATGCCATAAGTATTATCAGGATAAGATCCAGAAATACCATTTGATATACTTCCACTAACAATATATCTTGGTCTTGATATAAAATCTGGATTAGAATCTACTGCCCTTTGATTTGCGTCACCTGAATCATCTATAAGTGATATTAGTTTTGGATTTGATCCAGAAACTCTAACTCTACTTCCAGTATGAACATTGTTCGGTACACCACTGCCACTTAATCCAACTAAATGTAATTGAAAATTACCAGGATCAATTCTGTTCCCAAATTTATCCCTATTTATTGAAATTGCATAAATATGTTCAAATGGAAATATAGATCCACTTAATAAAAATCCTTCCTCATCACCATCCAAACACATTAATTTAAATTGTGAAAAGACTGACTTTGATGGTGTATCACCACTTGTTGTATCTACCGAATCCAAATATGCAGAACCAGATCCTGCCTCATGTCCGTATGCAACAGAGAACATACGTTCATCATTACAAGTTAATGATGCAGATCCCCAAACTTCATAATAATATGATTTTGAACTTGATACAGAACCGCCGGTTTGTAATGAACTAGTAAAAAATGTTTTTAATTCACTCGATACACTACCCCATAATGATTTTGCATAAGAATTTGCAACAACGTATCTTGGATCACTATTCGGATAAGTAACAGGATGAAAAATTAAATTTGCCATAATATAATCCTATAATTTTCTAATTGAAACGATATTAGAATGTATATGAAATAGGAACAACTAATCTTGAACCATATGTTTCATTTTCTAAAATAATTTTTGTTGTTTTAGTTTGTGCATCTGAATTAGCAAATGTTTTACCCAAAACTTTAAAAGTTACATCAAAAGTTGATGAGTTTGGAATCATATTACTATATTTTGTAGAATTACCAGATGGACTTGTAACCGTACCAGTTGGTAGACTTGCAGGATCTAAATCCACATATGTTGTATCTAAAATAGTAACGGAATAAGTCATTCCACTTTCTGATAATTTATCGTCTTGTGGTAAATTTTCATACTTGTAAGTTGAAAAAGTAATATCTATAAATCCCTTACCTTTTCTTGCAGAACTTTCAAACGTATATGATGTTGCATCATCTGATGTTCTCAAGTACGGTATAGATTTTGTACCAACTGGAAGAGTAATCAATTTATATTTCATTGATTGTGTTTCATCTGGAACTGCCTCTGTAATAGGCATATTTTCAATAACAACACCATAATAATTTGTACCAAGCCCGTGAAGCGGATTCCATAAATCATAATCAACCTCATCATCTGAAAGAGCAAACTGTGTAATGTTGAATGCACCTTGACCTTTTGCTAACAATTCTCTTCCCTTTTTGGTAAGAATTGCATCTACTGTTATTGTTCCGCTATTGCTTAAATAACCCATTTTAAAACTCCTTTTATTTTAATAGTATTACTTTATGACAAATAAAAACCCGATGTGGGATGTAATAATAATTCTAATATAAATATGTGTTACATTTATATTTTCTTAATTAATTACAATATATTTGGTCTTACCTTAACATATGTTTCAGTAATTACATCATTTGGTGGAATAAATGATGGAATCAATGTTTCATTTATTTCATCACCATATACCAAACTTACTTTTGATCCCAAATATCTATGATTTTGTATTCCAGTTGGTAAAGATGTTGGATTTACATAATTTGTTCCAATCAACGAATGAGTTGTTGGTGTATTATTAACATAATCAGGCATACTATAAAATACAGGTTCAAACTTTTTATAGTAACCATCATCAACATGACTGTATACTTGTTCATATGTTGCAGTTATTTTTTCTTCTGAATTGTATGACAATGATGTAACTTCATCTTTTAATGTATAATTTGATTTATTTGGTATTGTTGTTGGTGAAGATTCTATTGTAGGAGCACTCCAAAATATAGAAACATTCATATTTTCTTCGTCACTATTCAATACGGACTCTAAAACAAATTTAGCCTTTGGTTTCAAAGTAAATCTAATATCATTGGTTTTTCCAATTATTGATTTGTTATCTAAATCAAGAGTTGTTTTTATTGTATTAGATAAACCGTTTAGTATTTTATTTTGTGCAATAATAGTTGTTTTTTTAGGTTCAACATCTTTGATGTTTACGTTAAAATTCAAATCTACATCGTTTTCTATTTCATCAAATTGTGTAACAACTTCCACTTCACTTGTATATTCACCTTCTATGTCATACAATTTACTTCCAAGATCCTCATCGAAACCAATTAATACAGTTCCTTTATTGTAAGAAAATTTTGAAACAGGTTTTGGTAATTTAGATAAATCATTCGTATCTATGACATCTTGATTTATTCCAGAAAAATCTTTCAATACCGATTGTTTTGATCGTTCGAGTACATTTGGTTCAACAACAACTCCAAGTATTTCGTTTACTCTTAACGGTAAAGTCTGTCTTATTTGTTCAAATACACTAAAATCAAATGCAGAAAGTAATCTAACATAAGCAGTAAAATCATTTTTATTTTCATACTTCTGCCAATATTCCCTTGAAAACCATTTTAATCTTGGGTATTCATTTTTATTTACATTTGAGTATTCACCAAAATAATCATCTAAAATGGTATATCCAATTGCCTCGTATATGTCTTCATTTATTATGTGTTGTGGTGAAAATGCAACCATTAATTTATTTGAATCAATCGAATATCTATCAAATTGAGTTACTGTATTTGATTGGTGCATACTTAAAGGTGACAATAACGATGCAGAATCAATTCGTATTTTTTCAGTAAATGGTGTATCATTTGCAACAGAAACAACTTCCATTGTATAATTTTCTGTTATAGACTCGAATGCGTCAATATTAAATCCATAAAAAGAAGCAGTTTTTGGTGTTTCATAAAATCTATCTTTTAGTCTATTTGGATGTGTACTATTTAAACTCTGTGTTAAAGCAACATCCCAAGGATCCCAAAATTTCCATTGTGCCTGTAAATCATAAAATGAAGATGTTTGATAATTTCCATTATATGCCCTTGGAGACAATGTGTGATTATTAAAAGATGATGTACTTAAAATGTTCGACCAATATCTTAATTCATAAATAGAACCTGATAGTATCTGATTTGTTACAGGATTTGATCCAGAACCAATGTATAGTTTTCCAGTAGAAGACCAAGCTCTATTGTAGTTTGGTTCAATACTTCCAGTTATTACTATACTTGCAGATTGTTCAATTGCTATTTTTCCATATTTTCCTGTTCTCAAAACTAATTCATATTTCTGATTAACAGAATGATTATCTGCAGATCCACTACTTCTACGAATCATTATGTTTAGTGGTATATCATCAAACAAATATGTGTCATTTATAGATGCAGATTTGTAATTAGTTCCATCGCTCATATGGAATTTTAAACTACCCTTTTCAATATCAGTTCCATCGTGATGAACTGTTACGAACCAATCTAACCGACTACCACTTTGTTTTTGAAGAACTGTTTGTACAGGATCCTTTTCATAATCATATAATCTATCGGGTTCCATTTTCCAACGAAATGTCAAAGTATCTGGATACTGCCAAACTTCTTTAACATTATTAACTTTATCCCAAGGCACCTCAACATGATGTTGTCTTGTTGGTGATGGCCAACTACCAGATAAATTTAAATAATAAGTATGTTTTTCCCATTCGTATGTTGGTGGTTTACCAAAATCCGCTGTATCAGGTCCACCGTATTCTCTTATAGAAAGTAATGTTTGAGGAATACCATATGCAGCAAGTAATGCCTTTACTGCTCTACCAGTACCTTTTGTCTTGTAAACATAAGGGAGATTGTTTAACACACGTCTCCACACTTCCTTAGTTCTCTGTTCTTCCGATTTCGCTAAGTATTTATTTGTAGTTGTTCTTCCAGTCCAAATTGGTTCACCACTACCACTAACACCTAATGCATATTCCCAAAGATCCTTTGCCTGTGTACCATGTGTTAATTGCCATCCTAAATTTTTTGTAGCATGATAAATCAAATCTTGAGACATCCCATCTTTCGGGTTTTCTTTTCTTTGACTTTTTCTCAAAATATGATCAGTATACAGATACATTATATCAAAATGTTGACCAACCATATTAACAAAACTTACAAATTGTTCATTATCGTTACTATCTCTCAAGTATTCAGGTATTGATTTTTCTAAAGAATTGTAATTTTTTAAATCATAATCAGTAGCTTTATCTAATAAATCAATATACCAATTTGTTGCTTCTTCGGATATAGTTGGGTATAAATTAAATTTACCTTCTTTTGTCAATATATGATATGAACTGGCTGTAATATCCAACTCATACTTTGGATATGGTGTAATCGAAGCAAAAGATTGTGTTGTGTAGTAATTACTAGAAGTAGTTTCGTAATATAAAAACTTTTCAAAATTATCAAAACCACTTATTAATTTTTCACGTAACCCTTTTATTTTTATCTTATTTGCATTAACAGAACCAGTATATGTATCGAGTAATTCCAATTGACCATTAAATTGCTCTATTAATGATACTTTGTAGTTAAAGTTTTGAACTCTATCTTCTGCTGAAGAATAAAATATGAAATTTCTAAACTCTCTGAAATCTACGTTTAATTCTATTGATGCACTTGTACCACCAATGTATCTATTTAAAATTTCTTGTGATGTTTGAACATTAGTTGATAATAAGTCTGTCCAAGATTTGTAATCAGTTTCAGAAGAAACCCAATAGTCAGTATTTGCTTCAAAATTCGCACCCTTTATGTAAGGTATAACTTCAACTTCATCTTCTCTTAAAACCTTAACACTTTCTATTAGTGGTTTTAATATTTGTAAACCAACCCAACATTCGTAATATAAATCTATGTCTTGTGGAAGTTCATCATATAATTTTACAAAAAAGTAAGTATTGTCTCCATCAGATGTAACATTAATTACATCTACTATCATATTTTCACCAAAATTTAAAACAATTGGTGGTAAATAAACATTTGAAGAAAGATAGGATAATACAAAAGATTCTAATGAAGCTCTATTAGTTGAATTATTATTTATGAGTTTTAATTTTAATTCTCGTCTGTTTTCAGAAATATCCGATATAAAAACACGACCATCGGCCTCTTGTTCAGATGGACCACCAAGATAATTTACAAAAAAGTTGTAAACTAATTTATAGTCACCCTGAAAAAGTTTTAGTTTTGTATGTAGATGATTATGAATATCCAGTATTATATTTCTTTCAGTTGTTTGTTCTGGTTGACCATTTGCATTTTGTATGGTTCTGGTTATTGTCTGTATTTCAAATGGTAAATTGTAAAAAGATCCGTTTTCAACGTATGCCGTATTTGGTAGAAATGCATGAACTTCAACACTATTTGGATTTAGTTGTTCGTCATACTCACTCAAAACCGGAACAATTAATCGTCTTCTAGCAGAAGTTGTTAAAAATCTTGTACCTCGAATAGTCGAGTTTGTAGATAGTATTTCTTCAAGATTTGTATAATTAAAATTACTCATTATTATTTCTACTTCCACTTATTATTTCAGTTAATGCCAATAATGTAGCTAATTGAGTATCTTCAAACACTCTAGTTGATTCTTGTATTTGTTGATTCATCATATCTTCTATCATAATATTTTGTTCATCAACTATTTGTTGTGTTGAAATTATTGCATCTTGTAATGCCTGATTTTCTGCAATTGCATTTGCCCTTTCATTTGAAATTGTTGCCAAAACATTATCAAAATTGGATATAGCATCCAATTGGCCAGTTATTATTTTATCTTTTTCTTCCAATTCTCTATTAAGTTCATCAATTTGCATACTCAATGCAGCAGCACTATTTCCAGTATCATCTATTAAGTTTGCTAAATTTGATAAAAATTCTTTTTTAGCAACATCTTTGGTGAACTGTTCCATTGCATCAGGATTATTCATAATTTCTGCAGGAACTGTTACACCAGATGGAAGTGGAATCAAACCACTTATCATATCAGATTGAGCTAATAATATTTTACTTACAACAACTTCATCTGCTTTGGCAGCTTCTGGTAAGTTTTTAAATTTTACATCAATAACTTCTGAAAATTCTCCTTTTAAAAATCTACCATCAACTATTGGAAGACTAATTTTACCACGATTTAATTTTTCAGAATCAGTTGTGTAACTAATTATTTGTTCCGTTTTTTCGTCTCTTTTTAACATGATTATCTTGTAACTTTAAAATAATAATTGTTATCAAAAAATGTAACAACATCACCGCCATCTGTTTCTACTTTAACAACAATTCTATAAAATCTTTCAGGTTGAAAACTGTTCATCCAGATATTGAAATAATTTCCAGTTGAATCACAACTAATTTTTGTTCCAATGTTATCAAACGGAAGTATTATTTCATCCGTGTGTGCATCTCTAACCTCATAATATGAAGATGATGGTAGATAGTAATTTACGTTGTAATAAGATTGTGTTGAATATGTTTTTGTTGGAAATAATTTATTAGCGTGTATTCTAATTTTTGCCTTTTCATTTTGAGAATAGAATTTTTTCAATTTTAAATTTAAATTTATACCATTTTCAGGAACAGGATTTAAACTTCCAGTAGAAAATTCACTGTCATCCCAAACAACATATAATTTTGGAACATATATTGTATTGCTATCTGTTCCAAAAAACTTTAAACTTGTACTTGAATCATTAGATGTTTCAACATCATTTGAAAATTTTAATATAAACCCATCGTTTTCAATTCTTGCAGATCCCGTTATCCATCTTTTTGCAATATCGGTAACATTCATATAAACATCCGATGTTTGATAGTAAAAAGATTGTGTACATTCTAAATCATCATAATCCCACCAAGTTCCACCACCTTCATTAGTATTGTATGATGATGTAACACTAATCGATATACGATTTCCCCATACTGCGTCATCTTGAATCCAAGTTTGTGATACTTCATCCCATTCTAAACTAGATAAAGTAGGTGGTATGTCCCACATGACACCAACATTTTTTGATGTTCTATATGTCCAAGATACACCATCAGTTGTTATAGGTTTATTGTAAAATTTTCCAGTTCCGTTTATCCAAGAAGAACTAACTGGATATGCATAAACTGTGTACTCTTGTGGAATTTCTCTAGAATCAACTGTTTTTAATGAAAGATAATATTTTGCATTTTGAGATATTTTTCCAGAATTTACTTTTTGTTCTATATCATCCATATCAAATTTCATCAATATTCTACTGTTGTATATTTTTCCAGATCCAGATGTCCCTTCATATAAATGAGATAGTTCTACTAATTGATCTAAACCAGTATTTTGATGTTCTGTTTTTTCGTATATTGTTGCGTCTTTTTGCGCATATATTGTATAAATCATCCGAATGCCCTCACTCTACCGATAATATCATTTTGTGGATATTTTATTTCAAATATAGAAGGATCTAAAGATGGAAATATTATTCCGTCTTTTGTAGCAGCACCAATATCGTATGCATGTTGTGAATACCCAAGCGTTTGATCATATTTATTTACAATCTTAACATTAACAACAGTTTGTACACCTTCAACTTTATCTAATTCTGTAAATATATTACTTATTACTATTGGTTGATTTATTTGCCATCTTTTAATATCAAAGTAGTTTGAAATTCTATCAATACACCTTAAAATAACTTGATTGCTATTCTGATTTGGTATAGTCATTATATCAAATTCAACACCAATATTTATTACATATGCGTCTCTGATGTTTATGGCATCCGTTAAGATTCTATGGTAATTTAAATATGTTTTAATATTTTCCTTTGTGGCATCATTCACAGTAGTTAATCGTTGGTCTCCGTCATATCCCAATACATAAAAATTTAAAGCCAAACCATTTTGAACACGATCACTATTGTAAACAGATTCTCTTGTTAATTGTGTATCTTTTGTGATATATGCCTTTGCAATAGAACCATATCTTGAAGGCATACTGTATGCCCTTATTATGTAATCTTCTTTTGTAACTGCACGATTTTGTGATGCAAAATAAGCAAGAGCGTTTTCTCTAATTTCATTTGGAGTTTCTTCACCCTTTGCACCTTTTGCCGGTTCTGGATTTGTAACCGCAAGACTTGATATTGATTGTTCATATAAAACAGGATCTAAACCTGTTTCATCTATCAACAATACCTTACTTATTACTCTAGTTAATGTATCACTACTTACATTATCGGATAAACCATTTCCTGTTGTATAAAAAACACTCAATGTTGTATTATTTGGTGCCAATCCATATGTTTTTGTGTATAAAAAGTTTGAAGGATCTATGTCAAATGATGTTGATCTATCTATACCAACAAGGGAACTACCAACCAAATCTGGATTTGGTATCAATTCTTCATCATCAAGGTCGGAAACACCTGCACCAAAATTTATTTCATATCTAGTATCATCTATTTGTCTTGTAGAAAACCTTCTAGCAACCTTTTTTAATTTCAATAAATACGGTGTCTCATCTCTGTATGTACTCAATTGAGTATCATTTCTTGGTATATTCAATACCGGTTCAAATATAGTATCTTGTGCTAAAAATGGAACATGATACCAAACATTATTATCAGAATCAACGGCATATAAAACTTCTATCAAATCTGATTCTTCTAAAATTACACTATCGTATGGTTTTGGATTTCCAAAATCATAATCAATTTGTTGTATTGTTCCAGATGTTGCCCTTACTGATTTTTTTAATAGGAAAAATAAGACTTCACCGTTGGTATCTACTTCAAATGGTGTAACTTCTGTTGGATCAATAGAACTACTAAATTTAAAATCAACATAATCAATTGTTCTAAATTCAGTATTCGATGTCAAATCAGTATTTCCAACAATCATATCAGGTTCGATTGCAAAAGCATAATTGTAATCCGGAACAATATTACTGCCAATTTGTATCGATGGAACTATTTGAAAAACATCAAGTTTTACGTTTGAAGCAATTTTTCCTTTTGGTCTATATCCAAGTGATTGTGCAATATTTAATATGTTTGGCTTTTCTGTTGCATGTAGTATCATAGATTCCTGTAATGTAACATCGGTATAATATGATAAAACATCACCAACATAAGCTGCCATTTCTAAAAACATCATACCAGGAGATGCTTCATTAAAGTCTTGATATGTATTTGGAAAATAATTTTTTGTAAAATCTATAAGATTTTGCTTTAATGAAGAAAAATCTCTTGACAAATATCTTATATCTTTTTTAACTAAATCAGCCATTATTTAATGCCTCTGTGATGTTTAAGTTACCGGTTTCATCTATAAATATCTGTATTGGCAAATATATTCCAGTATCTACTATTTGTACAATTAATGATATTTTTATCGAATGGTCTCTTTCGTCTTCTTGTTCGTCTGCTAAATTTGCATCCAATCTACTAATAACCAAATATGGCATCCATTCCGTTATTGATGAACGAATTTCATTTTTTAATGAATCAAAAAATTCATCTTCTGTTGATATATTTTCAAACAATAGCGTTCTTATATCTGTTCCAAATGTTGGCAACATATATCTTTCACCCTTTGCCGTTAATAATAAATTTTTTAAGTTTGAATATACTTGTTCTTCATTTGTATATCCTAATTTAAAAATCCCCTTTGGGTTATTAAATGGTAATAAAACACCAAGAGGTTTCGCATACTTTAAATTTGTAGCGGTATCACTATTTGGAATTACCTTTTTTCTTCTAAAATAAGACAATTTTTATCTCCCTTTCTTTTCGTCTATTTTTTTCATAAGAGCAGAATAATCTTTTGTTAAAGCATTCATAACTTCTGATGGTATGTCTGATTTAGAATAACCTTGTGGAATTGGTGTTGAACCTCTATCATGACCAAACCCTTCTGCCATATCAGCGGTAAAACGAAATTCATCCTCCATTTCATAACTTTCCTTCAAACTTCTTTTTGTTTCTTCTAGTAATTCTTGTATTGAACCAAATTGAGTTTTTTGTGTTTTTGGTTTAACTACTTTCTTTGGCGTATGTGTTTCGTTATACATAGAAAGACCATGTTTCAAAGTAGAAATAT